GTCCTGTAAAACTTCACATTGCCGCCTTTTGTGTGGATCTCAAGCGGACCGACTACTTTAGTGTAGACAAGACCCCACAGATGAGTGTCCTTGACGCAGTCTGCATGTCAGTGGCTGTACCCTTTTTGTTTTCCGCATCTAAATTCAACGAGTGGCACTACGTGGATGGTGGAACAGCCGAAGCACTCCCATGTGCACCTTTCATAGGGTACCCACCCGAAGACATTCTTGCAATCAACCTTGAATTTTCATCCCAAAAAAAGGATATAAAAGACCTCAAGGCGTATGGACTCGGGGTGATGTATGCCATCCTTCACATGCGATCTACATATGAAGTTCCAATTTTGAATCTAAATTTAGGAGATATGGACATGTTCGATTTTGGCATGGGAAGTGAGTCTAAGATTCGAATGTTCATGTCTGGTCAGAAATTTTCTCTCCCAATTTCAAATTAAAATGCGTTCAATTCTGAGATCTGCGTATACCCAGCACAGAACCCGTAAGGTGATTACTGTCAAGCGTGACGGCAAGACGTACCGGTACGTGCGTAAAGCAGGGACGACTCGTGTCGCGTCTCGTCCAGCACCAGACGTGGGTGCGCTTGGCAAGGGGCCCAAGCTGATTGGCACTCTCAAGGGGGGCATGCTCACTCGGTACGGTTACCACCCAGTCGAGTCGATGACTGCTCGCCGGCGCGCACTGTCCAAGGCGATCAACGTGGGTCGTGAGAAGGTGCTGTCCGTGTTTCACCGCCTGCAAGCCATCGGTACCCTGACAAAGCGGACTCTGCCAACCGCATCGCGCATCTACCGCCGTGATCGCGACTGGGTCCGTGACAAGTTCTTCAAGAAGTAGGTAGTTAAAAGATAGCAGTTTATGTAGTTCATTGATGACTGACTTGGTTCAAGATGTGACAGAGGCTGTCTGGGCTGCACTTGGCCCGGGCTATTCGGAGAGCGTCTACCATAATGCCATGGAGGTGGCACTGCGTAAGAAGGGGGTTCCCTACGAGACGGAGCGAATCATACCGGTTAGCTATGATGGTCACAACGTGGGGAACGTTCGTGCCGATATCATCATAGACAACAAGATTGTGATTGAGATCAAGTCAGTCTCTCGAATGACTGAGCAATTTAGAATTCAAATTCGAAAATATATGGAGCTGACGGGGTGCAAGGAGGGTTATCTGGTCAACTTTCCGACGACTGATTCAACGGTGCAGGTCGAGTATATTCATTAAACCCTATTTTTCATCGTCTTGTCCTCATACCGTTTTGAGGAATTCCCACTGTAATTCACCACAAATCTTCTTCCACATCTCATCCTGTGCGTAGAGCTTCTCTTTCGACTTGAGCAGTGGGAAACAGGGCAGGTAGTCGTCCTCTCCAAGGAGTTCGCAGAATTTGTAAAGTACGTACGCGTACGACAAGAAGTTTTTGCGGTTCAGCGGCTTGTGTTTCTCAAAAGGTTTTTGAATGTGATAAAACATCAGTCTGAGCCTGTCTTCAAGCGCCTGTGGCATTGTCGGGGGTTGAATCCCGTTCAGGATTGTCGTAATATAAGGGACGTGTTCATAGTACTTTGACTTGTCGAGCTTCTTGAGGAGGGTTTTTACCTTTTCGTGTGTAATTTCAGCAAGGTCCTTGAGTTTTTGCTTTTTGAATTCGTTTCGAAGAAGGGATATGATTTCATCCGGGACATTTGTAGATTCTTTTGCTTGAAACTGCGAAACCCACTCGTTAAAGTGATTCTCGCGTTTGTAAGAATAGACTACATTCTTCTCCATTTCCTGCTCCTCCTTGTACCCAACCTCTTCACCGAGGTAATATTCGGCATATCCACATTTCATGCATACCCGATCACTCTGGATTTCGTCGAGCATCCATGAAAACTCCGCACCGCATTTAGTGCACGGTTTACAGTTTATATCTGTCGGTTTTGGTGTATAGACGTGCTCCTTTTCAACCTCGACGAGATATTTCTTGTAAATGTCATTGCGTTGCACCCCCTTGCGAGAAGCCACCTTTATACCAAGAACGCTCCTTGTCTGTACTTCTGGTTCTGGGGCTGATTCCTGTGCGTACTCACGGATGATATGAACACAATCTAGTAGGTAGTCGGACAACTCAGTCTCTGATTTACATTCTTTCATTCGAGCATTATATCTAGCCTCCATATACAATCATCTTCATTTGTTTTTAATTATCGTCAAGTTTGGGTGCCAGGTAAAATTTGAGGTCCCCCAGGTTTGCAATTGTGTATCTAAATATGACTGGCATATCCTTTGATGTCGAATCTTGCAGAATCTGCACACTCGAGCACATTCCCGTCGCCTTGGTGTACATGTTGATGTACTTGAGGCTAAAGATATTTCCAGTTCTCAAAACCGACTCTGGATACTCGATGCGGGTCATTTGATCGGCAAAGTCCCCCTTGCAACTGAGCTCGAGGATATTACCGTCACGAATGATACTCATTTCATTCGAGAGATTTCCCATGTCGCGCGCAATCTTCTGAAAGTCGATCGATGGCATGGTTGTCACTACATTCATGGGAATGATGGGCACCTCGAGAATGTCATCGTTAATGTCCAATAATTTTAGTTTGAAATTAGTTGAAGAATTCTTTGATGAATTTTCAATTTGAATTTCCATAATGTCACGTCCATGGATATCAATCGTAAGGGTATCTTGCCCCGAGACTGACTTGAGGAGTTTGTACATGTTTGCCATGTTGAGTCCAGCAATAATGTCAGACTCACATTCGTACTCTTCAAAGTTTTCAGCGGCGAGATTCATATGCACGAGCGTGACATGCGCGGTATCAATCGTGAGAATGCGAACTCCTTCACTCGAAAAGTACACATTCACATCATTGATGATGTCTTTCAAGACTTCAAATATGGCTTTAAATGCAGATGCCTGAATAGTTCTCAGGTGCATAGTTATCAACTAAGATGTTCTACTGTTTAAGTGCCAGATCTCTTCTGATATGCAGATGACGGGTTTTCGTTAATTCTCGCCTCCAGTTCGGGTGTTAGCGTGGGTTGGAGCTGTGCACCGTACTTCTCTAGGTCAAACAGCGAGTCATTTGTATCCGTACCATCGAGATTGTACGCAAAGTCGACAGAGTCAAACGAGTCAAATTCACAGGGGACCATCGATTCTATCCAGGCACGAACCTCCGAGCCAACCATCATCTTTCCCTCATTTGTGACAAGGGTCGGTACTCGCTTGATGCGTTCATGTGGCACGCCCTGGGCTGTGATGTTCCAAAACCGGATGATAGGCTGAAGGGCGGGCTCGGATTGTATATACTTGAGAACGTCTTGGCAGTAATGGCATCTGTCCGAGTACACGAGCAGTGCCATCTATAATTTACAGAGGGCAAAGTTTTCACGGAATCTTTTCGCGGGGTTTTCTACAGTCCGACCTACGGTCGTACTGGTAGTATTTTCTTTTCGCGGTGTACATTATATGGAGTCTTGGATTTGGGTACTCCTTGTTCTGGTTCTTCTTGCGTTCTTTTTCTGGAAACCCACGGCCACGTTTGACGTTGCAGCTGATCAAAAGCAGGGCATCCCACCTGACATCATTCAGGTGATTATTGAGGCTATACAGAGGGAGCACCCAGACGAGGTTCCTCTCGAGACCCTCTTCATCAACAAGGTGGGGAATGACACATACTCGGCTCGGTTCATGTTCCTGAACACACAGGGTTATTTCGGTACCCAGTACGATGTTCAGGCCAAGGTGACCTCCGAGGGATCCGTCGTCGTCACAAATATGAGCACAAGTGCAGAGGTGGACAAGTACGATTCGGGTTTCACCCCCTACAATCCAGACACGTACAGTGATTACTCTGTCATTACAAAGACCCTGGATGCACGAATGCAATCCGAGCTCACAAATAACCGTCAAAATTACGAGAAGGATCAAAAGGCACGCGACACGATGCTGTCGACTGAGAGCATGGCATCCAAGTACAACCAGAACATCCAGAACAACTCGGCAATGGCCCAGTTTATGTCAACTACATCCACCAACTCATTCACCCCAGGAAACGGGTCCGCTGTACCGGGCCCCTCCCCCGCCCGATCTGGCAACATGGTTGCGTCTGGTGCGTCAGTTTTTAATTCAATGTAAAATTAGATGCTATCCGTTCAGGACCTGGCCAAGTTGGATAAGGTTCGGCAGAACATCAAAAAGGAAATTTACAAGAGTATCCTCGGGCAATTTTCGCGGAAAATTAAGGCTCGATTTGACCTCGGCGACAAGTCGACAGTTTTGACTGTCCCTCCGTTTGTCGTCGGGTTCCCTAGATATGATTTGCCAACTGCCGTGCGCTACATCGGGCGTCAACTCGGGCGCCTCGGCTACAGAGTCACAATGGTGACACCCACAAGCTACGAGGTTTCATGGGACAAGATGAAACCAGCCGAAGAGGTGGAGACGATCGAACCTGAATTTGAGTTTCCCAGTTTGATGAACCTTAAAAAGACGGCGGATCGTTATAAGAAGTAAATCTTAGAGATTAGTAATGAGCAGGCTAAGCAGGGAAATAAATGAATTTAATAAATATTTAGAACCACATCTTCATATTGAAGCAGAATTTACAGGGGTAATTATGATTGTAAAGATGTATTACGGAACTATCATGGTTGCACGACTCCAATGTGTTCTTGATGGTTCAAAATTATTCATTGAACTTGGCAGAACAAATGCGAATTACCGCCGTCGGGGGTTTGGCACACAGATTCGAGCCATCGTCCTCTGGTGTGCGAAACGCGCAGGATATAAGCGCGCCTACCAGGATTCTATGTTCATGTCAAATTCAAACACCTCGAGATCCCGCCCACCCAGTGCCTACATTATGAATAAACTTGGTTTTGGAGTCGCCA